AAACGTCAGATGCAGCACAATGCATATCAGAGCATCGAGGCAATAGACTATATCAGAAAAATACATAAGGGAGGTGGTGCCGGTGGACAAGGAACAAATCAAAAAGGAGAATGAAGAGAAAAAGAAATACCTTAGGGGATATAAGAAACATGGCAGAAAAATAGAATTAATTAATGCAAAGATTGAAGAATTGCAAAGATTAAAGAGAAACCCATCAGTAAGAAATGATGGGATGCCACGTGGATCTAATCAAAGCGATTTATCAGATTATGCAGCACAATTAGATACGCTTGAAGACGAACTGTACAACGAAGGTGTTGCGGAGGTTAAAACATATAAAGACATAACTTGTAAGATAGATGAGCTGGAAGATGAAGACGAAAGAGAAGTATTGTATTACAGATACATAAAAGATAAAGAATGGTGGGAAATAGCAAAGACGATGGGATTTAGCGAAAGATGGATATATGAATTACACGGACGAGCATTAAAAAAAATGAAAATTTCTTAAAGAGTGCAGTCCACTGCAGTTACTTTCGTGATAAAGTAGTATCATCGAAAAAAGAAAGATACAGACACCTTACCGAATATGGCAGGGGGGATTTTTTAGTGAATTTTATAAACTT